GCATCCAGCGATACGCTCATCACCAAACTGCTAGCTGGTGAGTCGTAAAGCCCCTCTTGTACCATTGAAGGTTCGGGTCCCAAAGGCTCTTACTGTTGCCGCAGCTAAGAGACCGGCGGGACCCGATCTACCTCCCATGGTGCAAGATCGGTTAGAGAAAGTGGAGATTCCTGGAGATAAGGAGATCATCATCCACATTCACCTTAGCTATAAAGCTATGGCGTTTGCGGCTGCTGTTCTCCTCCAGGTCCTCTACGTCTACGGGCGCGTCATCGCGCAAGCGCTGGGGAATCTATGATTCCTCCGCTTGTTAGAGAAGCGTCGTGGACCTCTGACACGAGCGATCGTGCTTGTGGTCTCCACATTGCAGATAGGCCTTGTAATGGCCTAGCCGACAAAGTCTTTGACTTTGTATTCCGGCGAATGTGGAAGCGAGTTTCATCGAGCTAAGGAAAGTTAACCTCTGTTAGGAGGGACTTTGAAAAGCCTGATGTCACTCTGGATCAGGATGGTCGATGAACTCGCCATCCTATGCTGCACTAGCGCCACTTCTGACATTAATACGGTCAGAAGGCGGTTCGAACATGAGGGCCTATCGTTTCTTACGATAGTCCTACCAGACCTTGGAAAATCTACCCAAAAGTGGATTGACCAAGGAAAGGCCGGTATCAACCCGTCCTTTTCTACGGGACGGGGAAGTCTCCCCCTATTTCTAGGAGGTTTCTTCAACCGTGTGTTCGACCGGAGAAGTGGCTTGTTGCTTGATGAGCCATCCATCGATGCTATCTTCGCAATTAGACAATTAACATTGTCTTTTGGGAAGATTTCCTTGCCTTGCAGTGATGCAAGGGTTCGGAAAGCGATGAGTGGTTTTATCAAGTGTGAGCAGGACGTCCGTCAGTTCGACAAAGAAGTTCAGGAGAAAGACATTCTGGACTTCCGTAATATGTCGAATCTCTTGTTTAGCGAAGTATTCACACAAATGGACAGAGATGTCTATTATGGTGAACTTCTACCTAAACACGGCCCAGGTGCTGTTGCTGACAAACTTACTAGTAATGGTAAGTATGAGCAACGTACCTGGACGACTAGACTTGCCAAGGTCTTTCCCTTGGACAAGTACCTTCTTCCAAATGCTCGTTTTTATGAGTCTTTGGATGAGGTGACGGTCCTCGAACCTGGTTCTGAGATGCCTGTGAAGGTCATCGCAGTTCCTAAGACGTTACGAACACCTAGGATAATCGCTGTGGAGCCGACCTGCATGCAATATATGCAGCAGGCTTTACTCCGAAGCTTCCTAGTAGCCTACAATAGGGATGAACTCCTACGTGGGCTAATCGGCTTTGATGATCAGGGCCCTAATCAAGCTCTGGCTCGTCAAGGGTCTCTTGATAAAGAGACAGCAACACTCGATTTGAGTGATGCTTCAGACCGTGTTCCTAACCAGCTCGTAAGATCTATGCTCCATCAATGGCCTAATTTGCAAGAGGCTATTGATGCCGCTAGATCTAGGCGGGCTGACGTTCCTGGCCATGGCGTTATACGTCTGGCCAAGTTCGCGTCTATGGGTTCAGCGCTCTGTTTCCCCATGGAAGCGATGGTCTTTACGACCCTCATCTTCCTTGGAATACAGAAGTCGCTCAACAAGACACTGACCAAGAAAGACATCAAATCCTTTCTTGGTTCGGTGCGTATCTACGGAGACGATCTGATTGTCCCCGTTAGACATGTGCGTACTATCGTACAGACTCTCGAGCATTTTTGTGCTCGAGTTGGCCTGGACAAGTCTTTCTGGACTGGAAAGTTCAGAGAGTCTTGTGGTAAGGAATACTTTAATGGAGCGGACATTTCTATTGTCCGGGTCCGGCAAGTGTTACCTCACACGATAGCAGACGCTACGGAGGTGATCTCCACAGTTTCTCTCAGGAACCAGCTTTTCAATGCTGGACTTGTGAGTACTGCGGAGTGGCTGGATAACCGACTTAACCGGATTCTTAAACATTATCCGGTTGTTGGTCCAGATTCCCCCGTGCTAGGCAGGGTTGCATACCTGAAGCCTTATCAGGTGGATCGTATGCATCCTTACCTGCATAGTCCCCAAGTTCGGGGCTATGTTGTGCAGGCCAAACCACCGAGAGATATACTCGATGGGCAAGGTGCCTTGCTTAAGTGTCTTCTCAAGCTAGAGACCGATAATTATTCAAGGGATGCTAACAGCTATGTTAGCTCAGTTCCCTGTTATCGGCCTGGCACGACGACTTCCGAGTCGTCTTCCTCTTGGTCACCAACCAGGAGTAATGATGAGAAGCACCTAGAGCGTTCTGGACGCCCCAAGCGCGTCAGCATTAAGCTTGGATGGTATTCATCCTACTAAAAGGATGAAGAGGCCTTTTTGGCCTTGTGGGGGATAGTCAGTTCCCG